TGGAACAAGTGGTGTTGATGGAACAAGCGGAACTTCTGGAGTTGATGGAACTTCTGGAACAAGTGGTGTTGATGGAACAAGTGGAACTTCGGGTGTAAATGGAACTTCTGGAACATCAGGAACAAGCGGTGTAAACGGAACATCAGGAACTTCGGGTGTAAACGGAACATCAGGAACTTCGGGTGTTGATGGAACATCAGGAACAAGCGGTGTAAACGGAACATCAGGAACTTCGGGTGTAAACGGAACATCAGGAACAAGCGGTGTAAACGGAACATCAGGAACAAGCGGTGTAAACGGAACATCAGGAACAAGCGGTGTAAACGGAACATCAGGAACTTCGGGTGTTGATGGAACATCAGGAACAAGCGGTGTAAACGGAACATCAGGAACTTCGGGTGTAAACGGAACATCAGGAACTTCGGGTGTAAACGGAACATCAGGAACATCCGGTTTTGGAATACCAACAGGCGGAACAAGCGGTCAGGTATTGGCAAAAATAGATACAACCGACTATAACACTCAATGGGTTGATCAAACCGGGGGCGGAGGCGGTGGTGCGACAATAACAAACTACGGAAACAATAGAGTAATAACGTCAGACGGAACAACAACTGGTTTGGTTGGTGAAACAAACATGACTTTTGACGGAAATCAACTTGGACTAACAGGATCAATGAAAATGTCAGGAACATTCTCAGGATCTAATAATAACTATGTATCCGCGGATGCGATAACACAAACCGTATTACTTTTTCTGTCTAATAACTGCTAAAGAAGAAGCAATGTTTAAATATATAAACAAACAAAAAAGTTTATATTATGGCAACAAGCTTAACATTCACAAGTGCGGGATTCATGCAGGGTAGTACCTATAGTGTCAATACTTCCGCCAACACGAAATACGACATATTATCTTCGGATGCTACATACACTAGAAGAATATACGGATTATCAGTAACCTCAACCGATGCCGGTGCACAGACGCTGAAGTTTCATTTACATGATGGTAGTGCGACATATCAAATTTTCACATTAAACATACCACTGAACTCGGGAAACTCGACAACGGTGGCCGCAGTTGACGCATTCGGTAGTGTCTATGGTGCATCAGTTTTTCAAAAACAAAGAGATGCAAATGGAGTTCCTTACTTTAATATTCCTGCGGGATGGAAGATTCAGATGGAATACAATACCGCACTATTGGCAGCAGAGGGTTTATTCGTTCTTGTATTTGGAGAAACATATGCTTAAAAATAAATTAAAAAATGGCAAATAGTCTAACTTTTACCAATGAATGTTTTATGGAAAGCAAAGGTATAACCTCTTCTATTCCACCAAATACTAATTTTGATGTACTAACAAGTTCTGTTAGTAATAGAAGAGTATATGGTTTTGCAGTTTTGAGTTCGGATAATGCCATACAAACAATTAAAATATATCTAAATGATGGTACTAACGTTTGTCAAATATACACAGTTAGTATTCCGGCATCTTCTGGAACAAATGGTACTGCAGTTGTTGTTGATGTTTTTGGTAGCACAATGGGAGAAGCAGTATTTCAAAAGATGAGAGATACAAATGGACTAGCATACTTTAACTTATTAGCAGGATGGTCTATACAAATGCAATATAATACAACATTCAGCACTTCCACAGAAACTATAACAACACACATATTTGGAGAAATATATTAAAAAATGGGAAATACACTAAAATTAACAAATTCATTACACTTAGAGTGTGTATCACTTACGGCATCTGCGGCACCTAATACCGAATATACCGTTTTAACTGCGAATTCTAATTACGATAGAAGGATATACGGACTTGCGATATCTACTTCTGATGCAAATACACAAAATATAAGGTTATTTTTTAGTGATGGTGTAAAATCTTATGTTGTTTTATATACCGCACTTTCTGCAAATTCTGGTAACTCGATAAGTGTTTCACCACTTGATTTACAAAGTAGTTCACTATCAAGTCCTATTTTGGCAAAAAGAATAGATGTTATGGGTGTTTCGTATTTTAATCTTCCGAAAACTTGGTCATTAAAGGCATTATATACAGGTACTCAGTTATCGGGAGTAGAAGCAATTACTTTCACATCACACGGTGAAATCTATGATGGTGTTACACATGAATTTACATCAAACACATTTGAAAAGTCGGTTGTTTTAAACAACGCAACGGGTTCAACAGAGATAGATTTAATAAGTAGTGCTGCTTATGACAGAAGAGTATATGGTATAAGTGCTGTTAGTACAGATGTAACTGCGAGAACATTATCGATTAAGTTAAAGAATGGATCAACGAGTTATTTATTATATACGGTGAGTGTTTTAGCAAATAGTGGAAATACGACAGCGATTGCACCATATGATATATTTTATGATGTTAACTCATTTTCAGTGCCTTATTTCGCAAAAACATATGAACCAGATGGTGGATATTATTTTAATCTACCGACAGGATGGGCTATAACAGGTGCCATAACAGGTGCCATTGCAATAGGTTCAACAATAACCATAAAATCATTCGGAGATACATATGAGTAGTAAAGGAGAAATGAGTAGTGGACTTACAACCGGAGTTTTACAGGGTTTTAAAACCGGATTGGGCTTTTCTAGAATGGAAAGTGGATTTAAAAAGGGTTTATTAAATGGTATAAGAAGTCATGATAAGGTTCAAGATCCTACCGTTGGTTTAATAGGTAGTAAAAAAGCTCAGGTTTTTTGGTTGGCGGATTACTGTGTAGTATCTGGAACTAGTGTTACGACTATGTATAACTTGATGAATAGTGCCGCATTTTTAACAGGTGGTTCATCACCGGCATACACTAAACCAGGTGTTTTAAATGATAAGGCATATATTGACTTCAACTCTGCAGCCGATAGAATTTCAACATCAAGTACATACACCGGAACTGCAGAGTTAACGGTTATGTTAGTTGTTAGACTATCAACACTAACTGCGGGTCGTGTATTGTTTTATAGAGTATCAACTACGATTGCTAATACAATTGGCGATATATTGATAACCGCAGAGAGTGGTACGAAAATACGAGTAAGTTTTATTGGAAATCCTACATCAACAAGTTCGGTCTATGATACATACGATGCAACACTTGCAGGAACTAACAATAATTCTTGGACTATATTAACAGTTAAGCTTAGAATGTATCAACCAACTGGAGTCGGCTCTGAAATGGAAATATATCTTAATGGTAAATTGAATATGACACCAGTAACAACAACCTTTGGTTCATCAACATCAACTATGCCTAATACCGGATATAGTTTTGGTAATAACTCTTCTGCAACATCGGCCGGTTGTCATATGGCAAGTGGAATTGTTTTTAACTATTGGTTGAATACATCTGAACAAATCAGAATAGAAAATTTTTATAGATATTATTATGGCTACAGATTTTAATCCATTAACACAGACACTGGTACTTAAACCGGAATTTAAAGATATTATAATTGAGATATCAGTACCTAAGGTTGCATTTGGTGGTGCAAAATATAATGAAGTTAGAAAATTTGATTCTACTTTAATAAAAGAGGATCAATATGAAGAGTATTTCACGTTTGGTTTTTACTTTATATTTGATGTGATTGATAATATAGTTTAATCAAAATATTGAAAATATATTTTAATATATACTCTATGAAACTTAGAAAATTTTACGAATTTGTTCAAGCAGACTTTGAGGCAATAAAGTCGTTCTATTTAAAAGACGAACTTAATACAAAGTTGTGGGACAACTTTGAGTTAGATGAGGAAGTAAGAAGAGACCTTCTTCAAATAGGACAAGACTTCTTCGATGGAAGTAATATACAAGTAGATGTACTTGATATAGTTCTTTGTGGTTCTTTGTGTAACTACAACTGGTCTGAAAAATATTCAGATTATGACCTTCATATAATAGTTAATCAAAAAGATATCGATGATGATTTAGAGTTGGCAGAAACCGTTTGTGACCTTGCTAAGAAAATCTGGAATGCACAACACGATATTAAAATCAAAGGATATGAAGTAGAAGTTGCTATTCAAGATAAAGAAGATTTAAAAACTGCAATAAAAACTGGAAGAATGGGTGGTGCCTTTTCGTTAATGAATAACGAATGGATCAAAAGACCAGAAAAGGCAGACTTTGAACCAGATGAAAAGATTATTCGTAAGAAAGCAAAACCTGTTATGGAACAGATTGAAGAACTTGAAGAACAAGTAAACGAAGATCAATATAAAGCTTTTAAAGAAAAACTTGATAAAGTTTGGAAAAAAGTTAAAGACTTTAGAAAAAGTGGTTTAGAAAGTGAAAGTGGTGAATATTCTACTGGAAACCTAGTGTTCAAACTTTTGAGAAGAAATGGATACATCAACAAAGTGATGGAGTTGAAAAACAAATCATACGATAAACAATTCAAATAATATGAACATAAAGATATCCGAAATAGAAGAAGTATTCAAAGAAGTATTCGATGAAGAAAAAGGAGTAGTGAACACCATCGAGACGATTTATGAAATGTCTAATCAAGAAGACTTTCTAAAGCTTGTAATATCTGTACACGGACTTGCAACCGAAGACACTTCAATCATACACACGAAATTCATATTCAAAACAGATTTAGAGAAAAGAAATATTATTGATAATTCTTTTATTTACTTATATGACATAAACTGTATCTATCACAAAATAGAGTTTTCTACGATAATCGATCTTAAAAAGAAGATTGAAGATGTCGTAGAATCAAAAAACTTTGGTGAGGATTTACAAATACTGTCCGACTTTATTGAAGCTCCTGCAATGTTTTTGAACTACTATATGAAAAGAGCTAAGATAACAGACTATTCTATCTTTGATGTAGAGTATGAACCTAAATTCAAAACAACACCGTGTGATAAGACCACATTCGATTTTAAAATAAACATCAACGACAACTATCATATGGAACTATCAATCTCAAAAATAGATGCGGATGATAAAGACGAAAAAGATACTTATAGATACCAGTTCAGATTCATGGACGAGATTGAAACGGTAGAAGCGGATACTTTGAAGAACTTACATTACTTCATAGGATCAAACATAGCCAAGCTATTGGATAGAAAATTAAAAAACAAATAATATGGTAAAGAAAGTTAAAAGATTTGAAGACTTTCAAAACGAAGGTATATTCTCTGATGAGGGTCACGCTGGAATGAATGGTGAGAGATATATTGATGAAAAATCCTATAACGAAGAAGAAGTTTTAGAGTTATTGGTAAAAATGAATGAATGGCCTACTACTTTTGATGGTGAAGATGAAGTAAGAGAATGGTTTGAAGAATTTAAAAAATAAAATAAAAAAAAGAGTCAAACGACTCTTTTTTTGTTTATAGAAGTTTGTCTAGGTTTAGATTTCTTCTTACCCGTTTGGTAATATTACCTAATACAATATCATCAAAATCATTCTGAGATAGATTGTCTATCTTATCTTTATTTTCATTGTACCATTCATAAAAAATATCACAGGATAGCTCTATAACATCATCAAATTTAATATTCGGAGACCATTCTTCATAGGAACAAACCAAAATGTTTATCTGATCGTCGTCCACCATATAGTCTATAGAAAAACATAGATTCCAATCTATTGTAATCCAGAATCCTAACGAATGTATCCTATCAAAATCTTCAGTTTTCATCTAATATTCCGTTTATTTTTCTATCTCTAAGTATAGTAGTCACAACTGGGTCCAGATTTGGATATTCGTCGTCTTGTAAATGAAGAACTTCGGAAGGACCACAATTGAAGTCAAATCCAAACTCCATCATTATCTTTGGATTAAAAGTTGAATCATTCTTAATATTGGCACAAACTTCTTCTATGTTTACAAATATATCCTCAAATATACATATCCGCATATCGTTCCATTTTAGAAAAGGATCTACATAGATGTCTTTATGAGAAAATATTGATCCTATTCTATAACAACTTGAAAGAGATCCTCTGTCTTTATTCATATCAGGTATGAAAAAGGCAGTATCTTGTATCAAAGCCGCAATCTTTGGTGAAACCAAAACATTTTTGTATGGTCTTTTTGCAATTTCATGAACTAAATCAATAGGATAATCTCTATCCGAGATTCCTCTATAGTCGAGTATCGAGAAAATTTCAGAGTCGAATATCTTCTTCATAGACATAGAATGTATAGATCTTCTAAAGTCTTCTTTTATAGTGTTTATCCATTGTGTCCAGACATCTATATCATTTGATGGTAGATGTATAGGAAAGTTTGTTGAAATTATTTTAGTCTCAAAACAACGAAGATGTATGTTATTTTTGAAAAAACCGGAATAGTCGAACATTTCGACCTTTCCGGTATTTATCAAATCAAGAATCTCTCTATCGTCCATTTTTCACACTCTTTCTCCAGTTTCAGGATCGTAGTTCATAATCAAAAGCTCAATACCTTTTTCTTTCTCAACACCTTCTGTTTTAATAACCGCAGATGGTCTATGAAACTCTTTAGAAGTCCAGATATATTTGTCTTTTGGTAAGATTTCTTCCAATAAAGGAAAGTAGTAGTAAGATAAAGACCATCTTGACTTTGTAGTCTTCAATAACTCTAATAATCTTCTGTGAGAAGCAACACCAAAAGTGTTCTCTGTGTCACATCCGTACCAAAATAAACGTCTACCATCATCATCGTTTTTAACGTCGTTAAATCGAGCGTATGGTGGGTCTAAATAGATATAAGTATCTTCTGAATCATGTCTTCTGATTACTTCTTCAAAATCTGAGTTGTTGAACTCGGAGATGTTTTGAAGTCTTTTTGTGTATTTGTTTTTTTCAAGCTTGTTGATTAAGATTGAAAGGTTCAATTTGTCTTTCTTTTTCTTATATCCTGTGAATCCTCCACCTCTTGGATAAACACTAGAGAAAGAAGATGTGATAAGAAATGCATAGATTGCACCTACTTTGAAATCACCAATCTCAAAATCCATATTATCTAAGAAATCATTCTTAACATATTTGTGATAGATAGCTTTGAAGAAATCCCACTTTTTATCAGCTTCTGTTTCTGTAGTATGTAACTCACCACCTGGTGCCAAAAGTGCTTTTATTTCAACTAAGAACTCTTCTGGAGACGCACAACATCTCATAAGATTTGCTTGGTGTCTGTTTCTATCATTAAAGATAACATTTTCAAACTCTAAGTCTGAATCCATATAGATTGCGAAAGAACCAGAAAATGGTTCGATGTATGTTTTACAATCTTTTGGTATTTTTGGCGTAATGAATGATTGGAAGTTCGCCTTACCCCCGAAGTATGAAATTATTGACATATATTTATTTATTTGTTTTTATATTAGTTTTGTCTGCTTTGTTTGAAGAATTCATCTAAAGAATTTGGTTTTGCTACAACACCAGTTTCTTTTTCTTTTACTTCTTTTCTGACTTTCATAAGTATTCGACCTAAATGGTTTAAACCCTTTCCTTGACACACGCCCCAGAACTTGTCGTTCCAATCGTTTCCTTCAACCAAGGAAGAATCTTCTGTTGATAGTAAAAGTTCCGCAAGACCCGAATCTTTGAATTTTTCTCTGACACCATACAGCATGAAGTCAAGTTTCTTTTCATCCCAATCTTTTCTAACCTGCATTTTTTTACCAAGAGATTTAACAATCGCAGCATTTGGAATACGAGCAATCATTTCTCTGAAATCACCAATAGTATAATGTCTACCATTTAACATTTGCTCGTTGTTACATTTCATTGCAACATAGTAATGTTCTACTGAAGGATATATTATACCTTGATGTTCTACCTCACATGGGTGGAAGTTGGATAAAAACCTCCATCTACCATCAAATTTATCTATTATCATAGATACTTATATTAAAAAAGTAGTGATTTGTTTTTACCAATACCAGTTACAATCTTTGTAATTGTCTTCATAGGATACGTCATATCCTTTAAGTTCTCTAAAAAGAGTTTGTTTTGATTTTGCTCTCTGTATTCTGTTAAGAGTCTTTCTGTAGTGTTTTGGTGCGGTATGGAAGAATCCACAAAACTCGTTCCAGAATTTTGAATAAAGTCTTTCTTCCATTTCAGCCTCTGTAGATGTTCTGGTGCAATAAAAATCGTAGTAATAGGAATTCTTGAGAGAACGGTATTCCTTTTCTCTTAACCAGTGTTTGTTGTGATGTTTGTTCATGATTGTAAGTTATTTTTTGTTTACTTACAATCTGTCTAATAATTTTTTCATAATATTTAAAATAAAAAACCCACAATTATCTTTGTGGGTTTTCTTTTTGTGGAAGTGATGCCGCACTGCCCGGCATGTACTATACAGTTAACAATAATCATTCATTCACAGGCTTATTGATGTTTTTCTAAACTCACAAAATATTTAGTTTTAACCCAAACTCTAACAAAATGGTTTTCACATTTACTGCGTGATACAGTCGGAGAATTTTTTTGATTAGTTCTCTTATTAAACTAATTCTGGAGTGTTAGCTCCAATTGCTTTTAGGGCCGCTACTAAATCTTCACGAGTTCCTACTTCATTTGTTTTGCCATTTACGACGTTACCTCTTAATTTGTTAATCGGACACTAGACAACCCGATACCTGCATAACTACCACTACTCTGCTAGGCGATTCTATGACACCCCCATGTTTGTAATTGTTATTTCTTTTAACAAAGATATATATAATATTCTAAATACCTAAAAAAGTTTACTTTTTTTATTTAAAAAGGTGCTCCATCTTCATCATCACCATATTCTGGTGAATAATAATCGATAATCAACAACGGATCTCCTTGTTTGGTTTCCCAGATATCAAACTCTGCATCATAATCTGCCATTATATCATTTGATAGTTTTTTAAGAACTGCAAAAGTTTTTATTACATCAGTCAATCTTTCTTTTGTTTTTAAAACAATCTCTAATTTTATACTAGAGTCCGAGTTCTTCAAACTTACATTGTTTATACCAGAATCCTTTAAAAACGTTCTTAATAGATACAAAAGGTGTTCCATATCATCATCACCTTGTGCATCATCCTGTCCTTCATAATCATCCTGAGAACCATATTCGTCAAAGTATTCGTCTTCGTACTTATCTTCGTTAAGATAGTTGTTATATTTTTTTAGTTTCATCTTATTTAAGTGCTATTTTTAAATATGTCTCATCAAAGACTACCTCTTGGTCGACACCATGTTTTTTTAATATCATAGAAAGAGAAACAAGTGAATCGTGTATTGTTCCTATATCAGATCCTTCTAAATCAAGACACATATAAGTTACACCACCATCTACAGAAATAAGTCTGTCTAAAGAAACGATTGATTTCTTAACATCTTCTAAAAGGTCTTTATGTTTAGCTTTTGCTTCTAAAGATTGTTTTTTGTAAGAAATCTGTTCTTCTAATGATCTTTTAGTTGGAAGTGATTTCCAATCTATCTTAACAGATGCCTCACATAGTTTAGTAAGGAAAGTCATATTTTGTCTTTCTTTTCCGGTATGCTCATTGAAATAACCAACAGAAACGTTAGTGCATTCTGGAATATCATCTAAAAATGATGCAGAATCGGTATAGATACCTGTATCATCTGGTTTCATACTTAAACCATTTGCAGTATAAGCCGCACATAAAGCATCTGCAAACTCTGGAGAGCAACAATCAGTACCCATTTGTGATGTTATTATAGAGTAATAGTTTCTTCTATCAAAAGAAACACATCTTTTAACGTCTTTTAAATAGTCTACACTTTCATAAACATCTGCAAGTGCATGTGAACCAATACCACCTCTTTCTTCACCAATGAAGAAATAGTATAATCCTGGTACGTTATGTTCCATCATATAAAGCATTACGGTAGTTCCAGATTTATCATCTGCACCTAATACGGTAGTGCCATCTGTTACGATAATCTCATCTTCTCCTTCTTTTATACTAAAAAGTGTGGTTGTCATTTGAGTTCTATCGGCAGTATCTAAGTGACAAGTAAACATTGTTTCTGTGTGTCCACCTATAATAGTGTAGTAGTTTCCAACAACATCTTTTTGTAATGTTGGTAAAAATTGAAGAACTTCATCTTCATTTCCGTGTGGATATGTTTTAGTAACAAGTGATAAGAAAGTCTTTCTTGGATTCTTAGGACTATAAACAAACTTCTCTACTTCAATAGGATTACCATCTTCATGAGGTTTACCACCACCTTTCATACTATTATATAACTTTGAGAATTTAGTTATCTCATATTCGTTTATAATATTTTGAAAGAAATATCTGATGAACTTTCCAATCTTCATATCGTTTTTATTCCCATTTTCCAATGTTACGTTAAAGCACCAGTCTACTTTAGAAACATCTACTTTCTTTATTTTTAAACCATTGAAATATTTAGCATCAGGTTCTGTCATCCACATAAGCTCAAATGCAAGATAGTTTCCTTTCTTTTCAAGTGTTTTTAACATATCTGTAAGCTCTTTGGAAAACTCTACTTTAGGTAATTTTTGTTCTGCCATATTCTTTTTTATTTTGTTTATATATTAATATCGTGAGCATTGACATAGTCAACTTTGACTTGTCCATCATTCATACCAGGATCTTTCTTAACGAATTTTCTTTGACAATAAACAACAATCGCATTTTCTTTATCCTTTGCTTTACTATTCTTCTTAGCAAGTTCTGCTGCCTTTTTAATAGTTGTTTCTGTAGGAAGATTCTCTCTTACTCTAATAACTACGTGACTACCTGGTACACCTTTAACGTGCATCCATATATCTTCTTCGTCTGCAACATTGAAAGTAAGATGGTCATTTGATTTCGCATCTCTACCTAAATAGACTATAAATCCATCTATTTCAGACTTTTTAATATCTGGAAACTTATCTTTTTTACCTTCATTTAAGAATCGTTTGAATGTACTTAGATTTCTCATAGGTTATATATTAAATTTTAAAAGCAAAAAGTACCAAAAACAAAAAAGCCACTCATTAAGAGTGGCTTTCTTTTTATTATCTTTAAGATATTAGTTTAAGTACTGAGAGTTATCAGTTATAACTAAAGTCATAAATTGTTTTTGTGGGAACCAACCAACTTCAGCAACTGCATATCTAGATCTTAGTAACATTCTTGGTGCGAAAGTCGCTTCAGAAATAACTGAGATAGATTGAGCCATCAAATAAGGTACGAAAATGATACCTGGTTGATCTGGGTTGTTTTTTCTTCCTAAAACGATTCTGTTGTCGTTATATTTCATGTAAGGATCAACATAGATAGCGATATCTCCGATAGAACCTACAGGGTACAACTGACCTTGTCCGTTTAATTTAGATTTAACTGGGTTTACAGTATAACCAGCGATATCTTGAAGTGCCGCAGCCAAACCTCCGTTTGTTACAAGATATTGAGCAGGTCCTACCCTTCCTTCTGTTGCGATGTAGTTAGAAGCATGAGCAATTTTCGTGATCAATTTTCTTTGTACAGCGTGAGTAGTTTCACCACCATTCATAGCACCAACATAAGCAGTATCTAAGTCAAAGATAGTAGAAGCAGTAGCAGTAACTGCAATTTTCCCACTTGCTAATGGAGCAAGAGTTCTGTTTAAAGCACCCATTTCGAAGATTTTAGCAACGATTTGTTTAGAGATTGTTTGAGACAACTCATTAACAAGGATAGATTCCATTTTTTGAACGATATCCATACCTGTGTTAGCTTTGATATCTTCGATTTCTGTTCTTCTTAAAGCTGAAGATACTTCGATAGTACCAACTGCGATAGTTTTAGAAGAGATTTTTGGTCCGATAACACCAGCATAAGTATCATCATCTTCTTTTCTTGACATTGGGTAAGAACCTTGTGCAGATCCAGAAGGAACACCACCAAAGTTTGTTGAGAAACCTGGGATATGATCTTCTAATGCAGAGATTAACTCAATAGTCACAGTTCCAGATGCAATAGTAAGACCAGCAAGGTGAGTGATTTGAGAAGTCATAGATGCAGTAGCAGTAAATGTGTTTCTTGATGGATCTAATGTCCAAGCAAGGTTAGCTTGATCAACTGCAGTGTGTGCAGTGTTAGCTTGTCTAAACGCTCTGAACATTGGGAAACCATCAATTCTAGAGAATCCTAAGAACTCAACAACACCAGTTTTTTGTAAAGGCTCAGTAGTTGAAACTGTTGCACCAGCAACGTTTCCGCTCAAGATTGTTGGGTTACCTAATGACTGAGTACCAGCACCATTGATTGAGTAGAAATATCTACCATTTTGTAATCCACCTTGATTTTGTGCGATTGTTGAACCAACACCTGTTTGGATTGCAGCATTAAATACAGATGCAGATGCACCAACATTTAATTTGAAAACTTGTGGTCTTTCGTCAGATGCACCTAATCTAGTATCATCATATTGGAAATCGATGTAAAGTAAATCGATTTTCGGACCTGGAGTTGGTTTAACAGCAACTAAGTCTAAACCGATTGTTTGAGCAGCAATTTTCATTGCAACTGGCAATAAGTTTTGACCAACATCACCTGAACCGATTGTTCCAACTGAAGCTGCAGTAGCTAAAGTACCACCGTTTGTTTGTCCAGCATAACTTCCTGGTTGTGCAGCAAATACACCACCCATACCAGCAACGTTAGATGCGTTTACGTATGCGTTTTCGTTGATTGAGTGAAACTCAGCGTATTCCGCCATCCATTCAACTCTATCACCAGTAACTCCCATGTTCTCAAGAACAGGAGCCCATTTCTTTGTAGCTTTCGCTTTGTCTATTCTAATGTGTGACATAATTTTTTTTATTTTTTTGTTTTTTGTAATAATCTATATATATCGTCCAAAAACCTTATTTTTACAGGTGTGGATTTTTTATAGATTAAATGTTTTTGAATCTTTCCATAATAGCTGTTACGTCATTATCAGACAACTTATCTTCTTGGATAAGAGCTTCGTGAGAAACAAGTTTTTTAGATACAGATTCATTCTTTTTTAGGTTTCTTGTTGCCCAAAAATGTTCAACTTGACCTTCAGTCATTAATACTTCTGCAGGATATAATCTAGCTTGTGAAATGATAGATTTTTTTGCAGACTCATTTAACTGATTCCAGATAGCCTTTGTGTTCTCAGGCATCATTCTGATTACTCTTTCTTCAAGAGATTCGTTTTTAGTTGATAACGCTTCAGAGATTAAAGACAATACTTCTTTTTGTGTGAAGTAGCTACTTTCGTTTATGTGTAGTTTTACTGTCTCTTGTTCTTCGTTAGTTAAAGCATAGTAGCTATCAACTTGTGATTTAGACATGAATTTCAAGAAATTCAAATCTGATGTCTCAGAAACTTTACGTTTTTTAGCTTCTTCGATTAATTTATCAATAGATTCTGATAATTCTGAATCTGAGTTTCCTGTAACACCTGGGCCACAATCCTCATCTTCATTCTCATCTTCATTATCTTCGTGTGCGTATGCATGATTAGGAGTCATTTCTGCGATTCCGTTTTCATCTTCGTCTTCTTCTTCAGATCCATATGCATTTTCATTTTCATCATCGTTTTCATCTTCAAGATCTTCAAATCCTGCAGCATTTAATGATGGGAATGCTCCTTCTGATTCGTTCAATTTACCACCGTTTAACTTCTCAACGATTAATCCTTGGTAGTTAATAGATTTGTCTAAATTTTCAGCAATGTATTCAGAGTAAGCAATATTATCATCTAAATGTTCAGCAATGTATTCAGAGTAAGCGATGTTACCTTCAACGTGTTCTGCTAAGTATTCAGAGTAAGCAATAGAGTTATCAACGTGTTCTGCGATATACTCACCATAAGCAATAGATTTGTCTAAGCTCTCAGCAATGTATTCAGAGTAAGCAATGTTTTTGTCTAAGTTTTCTGCTAAGTATTCAGAGTAAGCAATGTTTTTGTCTAAGTTTTCAGCAACATATTCTGTGTAAGAAATGTTTTTGTCTACGTTTTCAGCAACATACTCAGAATAAGCAATGTTTTTGTCTAAGTTTTCAGCAACATATTCAGAATAAGCAATGTTCTTATCTAAGTTTTCTGCTAAGTATTCAGAATAGTTTACAGCCTTTTCAAGATTTTCAGCTAAATAATCGTTATGTTTGATTAATTTCTCTGTAGTTTCTTTCAAAGACTTGTTTTCATTTACCATAATTTGAACTTTCTCAGCTAAGTAATCTAAATATTTAGCTACTTGTGAATTAGTGTTGTTCAATTCATCGTAATACTCAAGCAATTGCTCAAGTTTTTTAGGGTTCATATTCCCTTTAGTAATGGCAGTCTTAACTTCTTTTTTAGTTGATGCCAACTCTTTAACCAAATACTGAGAGTAGTCAGTTAGTTGTTGTTTAGTAACAAATTCGTTGTTGTTCATATTAAATAACTCTTCCGTTTTTGACTCGTTGGATAAATCATATATCCTAAAGTTAGATTTTGGGTTGTCATAACCAAGTGACTCATTAAGAACCTTTACACTCATTTTAGCCGATGCAAAACCTGGGTCAGCAACGATGTCGTAAGTAAATAGTTTTTTTAATGATACAGTGCCATCAGATTCAGTAATACCTGCAGCCCTAGATGAAACGAAAATAGGACAACCATCGTCTACTAACGATTTTGCCTCTTTTCCCCAATAAGTGCTTAATAATCTGATTTCACCTTCTACCAAGTTTGATTCTTTTACGTAATTAGCTTTCGTAATTACGTGAGAAGCTCTTGAAAGTGAAGTATCGAAAACGTCTGGATGATCAAATTCACCGTAGACAATTCCAAGATTGTTCATTCTTTCATTCATCTCCTCTAAAGCAGGAAGGAATTTTGCAGCAGTGTAGATTCTCTCATTACGGTTTTTAACGCCGAATTCAGTGAATGTACCACCCAAAATATAGTCCTTCTTACCAGTGCTTGAACTTTCTCTTATAAGAGAGTTCGTTGAATTTTCTACAATTAGAACTGGTTTCATGAAATAGTTGTGTTTTTTTTTGTATAATTATTAGAGTATATATAAACCTTCAAAACCGTAGAAATTATAAAGGTGGATTTTTTATAGAAGTGTCTTATTTTTATTTTTTTATAAAAAAAAATCACCATTAACAAAACTAAATCATGTTTTTTTATAAAAAGAATGGGTGGATTTTTTATATCCACCAAAATAGAAACATGATACTTACAAGAGAAATTGAAATTAAAATAAACGAGTCCAACTACCAATACTATGAGGACTTAGGATACGATATTTCAATAGGTGAGATAATAATCATTCCCGTTGGACTTCTACCAAACGGATCACATTATAAAGTAAAATGCAAATGTGATGGATGTGGCACTGAAAAAGAAGTCATCTACAAAAACTACTTAAAATACGACAACAAAAACTGGGGAGACTATTCGTGTAGAAAATGCTCAGAGGTCAAACGAAAAGAAACTCTAAGAAAAAACTTCGGAGTAGACTATCCCATACAGAATAAAAAAGTATTGTCAAAAATGAAAAACACTCTGATTGAAAAATACGGAGTCGACAATATATCAAAAAAGAAAAAAGATAATGAATAAAATTAAAGAAGGAGACATATTCGAAACGCAAGTAGAATTCTCCACGTCAGGAAACGCCAATATAAAAGTAGATGGTAAAGAAATCTTTATACATAAAAAGAAGACTGCTAATGCACTTCACTTAGATACTGCTCGAGTAGAGATATTCCAAGGACAAAAAAAACTAGAAGGTAAAGTATTAGAAACAACTTCAAGATTTAAAACAGAGTTTGTGGGAACTGCTCAAGTAAAAAACGATACAATCTTTGTAGTACCCGATAGTTCTAAAATGGCGGTAGACTTCTACATAAAAGGAAAGTCGGATGTTGAAAATGGACAAAAAGTGTTAGTAGAGTTTTTAGACTGGGATCTTGACAAAAAATCACCAAGAGGAAAGATTACTAAGATACTTGGATTTGTTGGAGATAACAATACGGAAATGAATGCCATTATGTACGAATATGGACTACCTGTTGAATTTCCACAAGAAGTACTTAACGAAGCAGAACTTGTTCCTGAGATAATATCCGAAAAAGAAATTAAATCAAGAAAGGATATGCGTGACGTGACTACTATAACAATAGATCCTGTAGACGCAAAAGATTTTGATGATGCCATCTCAATAGATATGAGAGATCCTAATAACATAAAAGTAGGAGTACATATTGCAGACGTTGCACACTATGTAAAGTTTGGAACAGAATTAGATAAAGAAGCGTTCAAAAGAGCAACATCAGTTTATTTAGTAGACAGATGTGTACCTATGCTTCCCGAAAGACTTTCTAATGGAATATGCTCACTTAAACCAAATGTGGATAGATTGGCATTTTCAACAGTATTTACATTAGATAAAGACGGAAAGATAAAAGATACTTGGCACGGAAAGACTGTAATACACTCTGACAGAAGATATGCATACGAAGAAGCACAAGAGATAATCGAAGGATTAGATGGAGACTATCATAAAGAGATTAGACAATTAGACACATTGGCTAAAAAAATCAGAAGAACTAGAATAAAAAATGGATCTATCGAAATGGGTGGTATTGAAGTAAAGTTCAAACTTGCAGAAGATGACAAAAAACCAATCGGAGTCTACTTCAAAGAACAGAAAGATGCAAACAAATTGATTGAAGAATATATGTTATTGGCAAACAAATCAGTTGCCAAACTTTTAGCAAAAGACCAATGGCACAACGTATATAGAGTACACGACAAACCAAACGGTGACAAGCTAGCATCTCTTCAAAGTATATGTACCAATTTTGGTTACAAGCTTGAGTTAGATGAGGAAGGAGATGTACTGAAAAATAACCTTAATCACCTTTTAAAAGAGATAAAAGGATCTCCTGAAGAAAATATGATTGAGACTTTGGTTACGAGATCAATGTCGAAGGCAGTATATACTATAAAGAACATAGGACACTATGGATTAGGATTCACACACTATTCACACTTTACTTCTCCAATCAGAAGATATCCAGATTTAATAACACATAGAATATTATTTGATAAACTAACGACTGGAAAGCAAGGAAATCCTACAAAGATTGAAGAACAAGCAAAATGGTGTTCTGCTAGAGAACTTGTGGCATCCAGAGCACAAAGAGATTCTATCAAATACAAACAAGCTGAATATCTTCAGGACCGAATCGGTCAGGTATTCGATGGTATTGTTACCGGAGTAATGGATAGAGGAATCTATGTAGAGATTACAGAAAACAAATGTGAAGGTTTGATAAGATTAGAAACTCTTAATGGGAAATGGACTGCAGATGTAGATAAATATTTAGCATACAATGAGTTTGGAGAACAGATTAGATTGGGAGATCCTATTAAAGCGGTTGTTAAATCAGTAGATTTAGAGAAGAAACAGATAAACTTCATGAGATTCTAATGGGACAGTTATTCAAAGATTGGTCTCATTTAGATCCTTCTGAATCAGATGATAATCTAGAATATTTTGATTACGAAGTATTGTTACAAAACAATACTTTGGATCAATTTGAAGATTTGATGTCTAGATACAAAGAGTGGACTTCGTTCAAAAGAGATATTAGACTAACAAGTATTTTAGAATCTGGTAAAAAAATACAATTCGATATAGAATCAATATCTATGTTTGCTCAGCTTGGAAATAGTGGAAATATTCTTTCACTACAAATGAGTGTACTTACAATAAAATCAATGTCTTTTATTTTAAAAGAAAACAAAGTGGAAAAACTAACTTTAAGATGTAAAGTTTTGTCAACTCCTATGGGTAAAGTAGTAAAAGAACTTATGGAAAATTCAATGACCGTCGATTTAAGGCCGCATATAATAGATAATAAAGTAGTTTACTTCTATGTAGACACATATGAAACAGCAGCATAAATAAAAAAGCCACTCAAATGAGTGGCTTTTTTTATATCTGATATGTTTTTAGAATTCAAATTCTGCACCACCTTCGGCACCACCTTCGGCAGGAGCTTCAGGAGCTGCTTGTCCACCCTGTGCAGGAGCTTCAGCGGCTGCTTGTCCACCTTCAGCAGGAGCTTCACCACCTTCACCACCTTGTGCAGGGGCACCACCTTCGGCACCAGCAGCACCCGCAGGTCCAGCACCGGCACCAGCAGCCTCTTTTGCCCAGTATTTTTGGTTTTCCGCTTTCTCTTCAGGAGTAAGTTTGAAGACATTATCCATCAACCATTCGATATGGAAGTAAGGTTTCTCACCATTCATTACTGCAGTAAGAGTTCCAAGTGCTTCCGCCTTTTTAGACAAATTGTTTATCTTTTTCCACTCTTCAAATATTTGATTAGTGTAGAAGATTATATCCATTTGATTAAGAACAATCTCATCTTCTTTCAACTCAGGAAACTCGATAAGCATCTGTAGTTTAAGTGGTTTAACTATAAGTTCTTTAAAGTTTGCTCGTATTCTAGATATAAAGTTATGGAACTTAATCTCATCTCTTGTCATCTCAGCAGCATCTGATATTAGATTACCACCACCACCTTCTCCTTCGAAACGTGTCAATGGAATTTTACTAGCTCTTTTAAGTGCCTGGTGGAACCACTTAAGCATTGATTCTTCATTTAAGTCATGTCCTTGTGGAGATTCTAATGTCATATTAGGAGTACCTGCATCACCATCAGGAAACCAAACTTGTTTGTTATAAGGAAGATGTTTAGATCCATTCAAGGTAAGTGTACCAAGTGTGTCATCCCATTCAACTTCCTCAGAGTAGTCATGTATCAACTGACCAATCTGTTCTTCCGCTCTTTGTCTAGAAAGACCTTTAATTGGAATAGTAAACTTTTGATAAATAGTTGCATTGATTACGTTGAACATGATTCTAGTTTGTTCAAGAATCTTTAACTGGTTATATGGTTTAATAAGTCCTTCAATATAAGAAGTCTCTGAATAATCATTTTGTGTAGAATAAGAAATGAATACAATCTGTGAATCCAAAAATATTCTTCTAAGCTGAGGATCTTCAGGAAACTGAATCCATAAATGTCCTACATTTGGTTCATATGCAGGAACTAAACTTTCAGGTCTAAGTCTGTTGAATGCAATGATATTCTTCTTTTTATCATCATAAACAATCTCTACTGCAACATAACCATCAATAAGAAAGTCTTTTATCATATTCCAAGCAGTGATACTATCTGAAAATCCATATTTATTATAGATTTTCTCAAAATACTCTTGGTATTTGTCTTTTATTTCTTGAGAATAATCGTTTGATATTGCTCTAGGAGAACAGAAGTCTCTATCATCATTGTAAACGATACATTCATCCGCAACGGCACTAATCATATCACGAATTTCGTCTTTGATAGAATATTCTCTAAGAATCCTTCTTTTGTCAGCATAAGCCTTATCTAAGTAAGGAATAGACTTTCTATTTAAAACCGATGCAACAGCTCTTTGTGAAAAGAAGTCGTACATAGAGTTTCCTTTGGCTGCATATGGATCTTCGTTTATACCAATACCTACTTGGTTTCGAATTATCATATCGTCATAGTTCATTCCGTAGTTTGAAAGAGTTCTAAGTATTCTACTAAAAAGACCTTTATTCTCTACTGCAGAATTTACAAAGCCCATGCCCTGTCCTTCTTGATTGTTGTTATAGTTATACGATGCCATTAAAATTTATTTAAAATTTTAAGGTATATATAAAATATGACGTACCTCTTTTAAGAGTGGTGGTATAGGAAAACAAAAAAGGGTAGCAAAAACTACCCTTTATTTTTAAATATAAAAGCTTCGATTTACGACCTTAATATCGTCTCGCTTTATCTCAATTTCTCCAAGAAGTTTCTGAACTTCACTTTGATAGTTAGTTAGATAGTCTAATAGTCTTTGATAAGACTTAACAGATTGTCTATCCATGAATAGATTACCATCAGACCACTGAACCTCACCACCCGGTTTTATCTTTGCGTTGATTCTGTGAGTATTAACCATATCAGATTGGAAGATACACATGATTGTGTTTGCTTCTCTTTCTCTTATAACCTGTACGGAGTGAAACTTTGCATCTTTAAAAGGTCTTACTTCACCAACTAAAATATTGAATTTTAGTTCGTTTATTTTTTTTCTTTCCAAATCGTTGGCATGGTTAATAAGAGCCAATGCTTTTTGTTTTTGACCAAAAGTTGATAGCTTTTCTGCTGCAGAAATGTAAGTTGAGTAATTCATAGAGAGAGAGTTTTTTTTGTTTTTATTTACTCTACAAAGATACTCATTTTTTACTTTCCACCATATTTTTTTAAGCTTTTTTGAATTCTTTCTATATGACCTTTCATAACCTTATACTTCTCTGATATTTCGTTGTTTATATCATAGAATTCATCTACCATAGACTTCATCATCTCTTGATTTCTGGCAGATTTTGTTTCGAGTTTTTTATGCCATATATCCATCAGTTTCTTTGGATCATACGTTGCCTTAGGGTGCTGTGAAAAGAAGAAACGCGGAAGTATTTCCATGTGAATCTTATGAACTTTCTTTATCTGAATAACATTATACTCCATTAGAGCATATTCGAATCCAAACTTGACAAGCTCTTTATACATACCGACATAGTCTACTTTCAAAAAAGTATCATTTTCAAAATAATTTTCGGCTATATATTGGTCGAATATAAGAGCTCTTATCTGAAGAGGTATAAAGTTTAAGTTTACTGCAAATAATATGATTTGATTTCCAAAATTCTTTTGTTCCACTACAAATACTGGAGAATACTTCATCCAGTTGGAGTCATCAAGGTAATGTAGAAAGTAAAAACCACCAATCTGTATGTCTTCTGTACGTTTTGCAGTGACCATTTCATCACTTTTGGAATATTTTTCGGCAAAGAAAAAAGAATTGTTTTTAAAGTTATCTTCTATACTATTACCATAAACCAATAGACTCAATCGAACTCTTCCTTCTAATGGACTCATATGTAAAGTTTTTTCTTTTATATATAAATAAAAAGAATCAAATACATGATAAATTCTAAACCTAACAATAGTAGATATCACGGTGGAAACTTCATACCAACCAATAAAGACAAGGTTTTAAAGTTAAACACACAGGGTGGTGTATATTATAGAAGTTCTTGGGAACAGAAGATAATGGTATGGCTTGATTTAAAAGAAGAGATATTTCAATGGGGTGCAGAATGTTTAGAAATACCTTATCAGATGACACACTTTGAAAATGGAGATACACGTATAAAAGCACATAGATACTATCCAGACTTCTTTTATAGAATGAGAGGTGCAGACGGCGTTTTAAAAGAAGTAGTGGTTGAGGTTAAGCCTATGAAAGAATACAAAATGGTAATCGCTTTAACAGAAGGTAAACTTACAGTTCCTGAAAAAGGAATGAAGAAACTTAAAAGTTTTGAGTATGATCTAAAGATGGCTTATAAGAACAAACAAAAATGGGAGACTATGATAAACTGGTGTAACAAAAAAGGATTTTCTTTCATTATAATAACTGAAGAAAATCTTAAAAACTTTAGTGTATAAAGAATTTAAAAGATAATATCGTTATATAAACTACAACGTTCATCCAAGGAAGAGCACTAATATATACTTTATATATGTGGTCGTTTAAATGATAAAAAACAAACTTCATTAGATTCATCACTATTATCAATAGGAATAGATGACTAAAACTGGAAAACAATCCCACAATCGGCCAAAATATAGATAAAAGTTTTGACATGTAAAAAACAATGTCAACCTTTCTTATAGTTTTAGTGTCTTTGTTCTTGAAAATTAAATCAAGTCTTTTTTTGTTGAAAAAATGGTATATTTCCGAAAATATAAATGCGAATAACATCGCGTAAAATCCTGTAATCATGCTTCTTTTATTGTTATTTCTTCCATACCCATAAGATTGTTCATCTGGTATTGAGTAAGTCTAACAGATTTGTCTTTTTCCACAAGTTTGAAAAGTGCATCTTCGATGAATGCTTCAACACCTTCACCAACAATCCTATCATACTCATTAGGTATAGATTCATCAGACTTTCTACTATCATAGATAGTCTGTATGTAGTTTTCTCTTTCTTTTAAGTCTATGTGCATAGAGCAACCATCTGGTCGTGTTCCCCAGCCTCTCTCTGATTCTTCCCAAATCTGTAAAATAACCTTGTTCATAATATTAAAAAATAGTTATAGATTTTATATTCAAATATAGTAAAAGTTTATTTTAAATAAAAATACATTTTTTTTCAACATGGCCCTAAAAAATAGGGGCCATGTGCAAAACGGAACAGCTTTTTTTTAATAAATATAAGAAAAAACATACACATTATGCAAAAGTTAGAATATATTTGGTTGGATGGTGCCAAAACACAACAAATACGTACAAAAACAAAAGTCGTAAATCTGAAACACATCGAAGATGAAACAAATATTTTAGATTCATACAAAAATGGTTTGAGAAAAGCACCAGTATGGAACTTTGATGGATCTTCAACATACCAAGCAGAAACATCTAAATCAGAATTACTATTAGTTCCTAAAAACTATTTTCATAATCCATTTACAACAAACTCTATTTTAGTTCTTTGTGAGGTTTATAATATTGATGGTACTCCACACGAAAGTAATACAAGAGTTAAAATGACCGAATCGTTAAAAAAATATGACGATGAAACTATGTATGGATGGGAACAAGAGTATTTTATCTTTGATAACAAAACAAATAGACCATTAGGATGGCCAACAGAAGATGAGCCAAGAGAACAAGGTGAATACTATTGTTCAGTTGGTGCTAACAATGTAGTAGGAAGAGAGTTTGTAGAAGCACATACAGACCTTTGTCTTAATGCAGGAATCTCTATATCCGGAACAAATGCAGAAGTTGCTTTAGGACAATGGGAATATCAAGTAGGAACTGTATTTGCAGAAGACGGTGCGGATCAACTATGGATTTCAAGATACATTTTACATAGATTGAGTGAAGAGTTTGATTATAGAATCGAATTAGATCCAAAACCATTTAAAGGAAATGATTGGAATGGTTCAGGTATGCATGTAAACTTTTCGACAAAAAATATTAGAGAAGACAAAGTAAACAAAAAAGAGATTGCAATCGAAATGTGTAAGAAGCTTGAGAAGACTCATGCAGAACATATAGCGGTATATGGAGAGAACAATGACGAAAGACTAACCGGTGCGAACGAAACATCGTCTATCAAAGACTTTGGATGGGGTATTGGAGATAGAACTAAATCTATTAGAATTCCTTCTACGATAAACGATCCAAATGCGATTGGTTATATCGAAGATAGAAGACCAGCATCTAACGGAGATCCATATTTAATAGTTGATAGAATGGTAAGAACTATTCTACAAGACGAAGAAGTTTTGGAAGAAAACTAAAACTAAAAACCCACTCATTTGAGTGGGTTTTTTTATACTTTTAACTTATAAGCAAATTCGACTTTCACACCTTTTAAATCTGGAATACCTTTACCAGTTATCTTAACCAATTTGTATTTTTTTGAAATAGACTCCATTTGATTATCAATATTATCAACAGAGGTAAATGCAATACCACCCTGCTCTGCAACTTTGGACTCCATTCTTGATGCAGTGTTCACAACATCTCCAAAAAAGTCTACAAGCTCAACATTCTGTATTCTACATTTTTTGGCAGTCATATTACCAGAGCATATTCCTATTCTAAGTGGAAGCTCTTCAATTTTGATTACCTCTACCGCAAAATCAACAGCATTTTCTAATGACTTTTCGTTTTTTGGAAAATATACCATAAAGGCGTCACCGATTGTTTTAACCACAAAACCACCATACTTTCTAGCAAGATTATCCATAATCTTAAAATGTTTATCGAGTTGTATGCTCATAGTTTGTGGATCGTCGGACCACATTTTAGAAGATCCTACAACATCTGTAAATAACATAGCGGGTTTTGGACCACTTGTATCTTCTATTTGGTTTTCATCATAGTATTTTTGTTCATCAGTAAGTAATCTTCCGGATCTTCCGGATCTCTCTGGTTTTCGGCTACTTCTGGGCATTCTGTTCAAAGGAACAATTTTGGCCTCAAATACATTAAATCTATCTATTCTCTCCATATAGTATATATAAATTTGTGGATGTAATAAATAATACATATATTAGCATAAAAATAGATATTATGATTTCATCAAGCAACACAGAAAAATACCAAGGACGAGTATTTGAAGCAAAAGACAATTTTGGTATTGAAACCCGTATTAAGAAAAATCATGTGAGCCTTCACAATCCATCAGATTTTGTTGACGCAAAATTAGCAGAATTCAAAGATAAGAATGTAGAGATAGAGATAACTATAAAGATTGTAGAAATACCTTCTTGATCTTGCTTCTTCTAAGAGTTCTCCTCGAAGGATTTATAGTCATATTAAAAGACATAGTAGCCATTCCAAAACTAGGAGCGGCGACTATGTCGTATGTAAATATTTTTGTTGTTGATATCATCTATAAAGAGTGTAGACCCATTCCGTCATTAGATCCTTCTATGGAAATAAGTCTTATTTGATGTTCGTTGTCACCTTTCTTTTTATAAAGATCGTTATATCCTTTGGCTATTCCCCTTTTAAAGATTTCGGTGAAATAAGCGAAGGCATTTACTGATTTCTCTTCGTTGAAGTTATACCAGTTTTGAAATACATATAGAAGTCCACTTTGGTAACAGTCCATCTTGTCGTCATTCGACCAATATCTCATTTTTTTGATTGTTTTCTTTGCTAAAAGCTCTAGCATTTTTTGAGCGGGCCTTGTAAGTCTTCCCTGTGCTTTGCTGACTACTAATTCTATGTAAAGTTCTCTATTATTTAAGTACATTAATAAGCATTTATTTTTTGGTATCCATAAAGGATTTTCATGCTTTCATGTTATAGACATCGAACATGAAAAAGTTTATAAAACAAAAAATCCCCATAAAGGGGATTTTTAAAAATTATCAATAAATAAATATTAAGATCTTAATCTTTCTTTATACTGTACTTCTTTAACACCATATAATTCTGCGTCTAAAACCGTTTTTCTTTTTTCTAAGTTTTTAAGTGCCGTTGTCAATACTTCAGATTCTCCAATCATCTTCATAGATCCTTTAAGTTTTTCAATGTTGAAACTAACGTCTTCTAATTTAAGTGTGATTTCTCTTTCTTTGTCTTCTAACTTTCTTTTAACAACTAATTCTTTTCCTAATTTATTTTCGAAGAAGTAAGTCAAGTCATAGTTAAGCTCGTTTCTTACCTCGTTTACTAACTCTAAAGCAGATTCGTATTTGAAGAATGAGTTACCATATCTTTCGTCACATCTGTATAAGAAAGTAGCTTTTTTATAGTTGAATGCAAAACACTCTAAAAATGGATTAATCAAGTTGTTTACTCTTTTAACTACGTCTAACTCAACAAACTTATCTAAGTTTTTAGAAACCTCAAGTAAGATTGGATAAAAGTTTTTGTTAACGATTGGAACGATTGGAGAGTTAAATAAACTTTCTAATGTAGTTTCGTCATTCATTTCATCATCATTGATGAATACTTTACCTTTTTTAGCAACAGATAATCCGATTGTTAAATATTCAGAAATTCTGAAGTTAACTCTATCTTCTGTTACAGAAGCATATTTCATTGCAGTTTCTAACATTCTCAATGATTTTAAAGACTCTTCGTCTTTAACGTGGTTTTCAACCAATGTTTTTTCGATTACGTTTTCACTTAAAAGAAACCAAGAATCTCTAACCAAAGCAATGTGTCCATCTTCAACAGACTCAACGATTGTAAAGATAGATTCACCTTTACCACCACTTAATAAGTTTGTTCTTTGCTCAGGTGATTTTGTTAAGTTATGTACGAATAATTTGATTTCAGGAACCCAGTCATAAATAGCAAGTTCGTTCAAAACTTTAGACATTCTGTCTTGATCAGTCTCAAGGTTGATAGTTTGTAAAAGTACGTTGATAGGTTGTCTATAAAGTTCACCACTATTTTTAGTATTAAGAACATTATAAAGGTTTTTCAACTCATAAAGTAACTCAAAGTTCTTCATGTCATCATTCAATCCCTCTAAAAGAGATTTAACGCTTTTATCGTAAGTATAAGGTTTAAGTCTTTCGTTTAACGAAATTACGATGGATTTTTCAGAAGCTTCATTACAAGCATTCATGTGTCCCTCAACTATCGTAGAAATCTCATCTTGTTCTAGAGAAAGATTCTTTTTAAAGTTAAACAATTCAAGTTTAAGATTCTTCATATTTTTTGATATTTTTTTTATGTATAGAGTATATATTAACTACAAAAAGCCATTTTTTTCTATTTTTATTGATTTGGCGTACGAGGTGTTACATTCTGTTGTCCGGTTACTGGATCAGTCGAACTACCACCCGCTCTCTCTCTAGATCTAAGTATATTATTGAACCATCTTGTTCTTTTTGGCTCTATTGCATATCCGTCTTGACCAAAAGTTCCGTAAGGATCCGAAGGGTTCGTGCTACCTCCAGTATTGTTAAAAGTACCAGTCTGACCATATCCAGGTAATGGATTGTTTGGATTAAATGGTCCATTTATCCATGGTTTACCATTAGGTCCGGTATTAGGTCCTGTAGTAGTTCCTGCAGGTCCTGTGGATGGAAAGACCGGTCTTGAAGCACCACCTCCACCATTTGGTGAATTTGGATCAACACCAACAGTTTCATTTGTATTTACACTACCCGTATTTATAGTTCCACCCTGACTCGGTTGTTCAAAATAGTCAGATACTCCACCCGTAAGTGCAAAACCATTACCATCTTTCATACCAGATCCATATTCTCTTGGATATCCAGTAGATGTTACTCTATCTCTTCTAAAAGCCGGATAGTAAGTCTCAACGGTAAAGGAACATTTCAATTTGATATTGTTATCACTCGTCAAGTTCTTATCTCTACTCATCTCTATTGTGTTGGAATCTGGCATAACAAGAACAGCATCTATGTTCATGAAGTTGTGCTCGAAGTACATAAACTTATAAATCCAAAGAGTATCTAATATAGCTTGACTACATTTGAATGTATCAATCTCACTTGATAGTGTGATTTCTAAGTCGTAGTTGACCGTTATTGGAATAGCTCTAACTTTTCCAAGAACCTTTCTTATTTCAAAATCATTCTCAACAACCATTCTAAGCCAAACATTTGGATTGGCAAATTCGTCAGACTTTATATTAAAGCTTGTCATAGTAAGATGACCTCTTGGTATCAAATCAGTATTTAACTCAATGAACCTGTTTTCGGAAACAATATCATCTGAAAATGAGTCCAATAAGAACCTTTCATCTCCTGTAAGAGAGTAGTATATAGGAACCTGAACAAACACATCACCTGATGTGAATCGATTTGTCCACTTTATTTGTCCCTCAAGCGTATCTAATACGCAGACGGTAAGGTCTCTAAAAAAGACATCTTCGAAATTAAAACTATCTCCAATCATATCAATATATATTAAATAAACTTTCTTTCTACCCGACAATATATCATGTGTAAAAAAACTTTAATATGTCAGTTAAAAACTTATTGCTTTGGGAGAAATGGAGACCAAAACGTCTAGAAGACATCATACTTCTTCCACGAATAAAGAAACAATTCGAAAACGGTATCAACCAACATTATATTTTCTATGGTCACTATGGAACTGGGAAAACCAGTTTGGCAAGAATACTTGTTGGAAAATATACAAAAGAAACACCATACTTAGAACTTAACTGTTCTTTAGATACTTCTATAGATGTTCTTAGAGAAGAAATACAGAATTTCTGTAAGTTCACTCCAATGTTTGAGTCAAGTTCCGATATAAAATATGTTTTTTTAGATGAGTTTGAAAGAGTTTCTGCACAATTCCAAGACGCATTCAAAGCATTCATAGAAAAATATAACAATAGTGTAAGATTTATAATCACGACGAATCACATCAACAAAATTTCAGACGGATTAAAGTCTAGAATAAAGACTGTAAACTTTGATTGTATAGATGTGGAAGAAGAAAAACATCTAAAAATGGAGTTGTACAAAAGAATACAAGACACTATTTTACCAAAAGAAGAACGAGAAATATCTAAAGAAAATTTAGTTTCTATAATAAACAAAAAGTTCCCAGACTTTAGAGGTATTCTTGTAGAAGTACAGGATTTTTTAGAGACAGGAGATATAAACAATGGAGTAAGTAACGTATCCAATAAAGTAAAAAAAGATTTGTACAACTTTATCTATGAAAGTGGAAACTATGAAAGTGTTTATCATTTTCTTATGTCAAACTTTGGTGCAGAGAAGATTGATTCAATGATTAAGTTATTAGGTAAGCCATTCATAGACTGGTCTATTGAAAATGGTAAAAATATCGATAAACTGTTTGAATGTAACTATGTCATAGCAGACTATACAAGTAAGCTGGAAACAAACACAGATCCGATTGTATTAGGTATGACGATAATAGGGAAGTTTAGAGATATTTTAAAATAAAGGATATGCCAAAGTTAATATATAACTCATGGCGAACTTTAATTTCACAGACTTTTATTTAGGATATCCTGGACATCCAAGATTCAGAGCATTAGATCTCATAGAAGACGATGTAATAAGAGTAATCGTTCAAAAATGGGAGATGATTCTATTTACGAACAAAGGTGAGGTTTTTTTTGATACTGAATTCGGAGGAGACCTTCCTTTCTATCTTCACCAGACGAGACTTTCTTCGGATAGTATAGAAAGTGATCTTAAACAACAGATTGGTAGCTATATTCCAGAAATAAACGGAATAGAATATACATTAACTGTATCATTTTTTGAAGATCCAGAAAGATATCAAGAATACATGGAAGTATTTTTCCAGATAAGAGACTTAGATGTATATTTGGTGGTTGGTTAGTATTTGAAATACACTTCATTCAAAAAGTTTACATAATCATATATACACTTTTCCTTTATTTTCTTGGGTAAATCTTTAAAACTCACATCAGTCCATTCTTTGTTGAATACCCACTTCATGTTTTTAGGAGCCTTTTTCTTAGAACCATATTTATTACGCATTGCGTAAACATATTTGAATTGTTGTTTTGACTTTGCTGGCATGAAATGAAACTATTTTTTAATCCAATTAAATTGAGGATACTTTTCGATTATATGGTCCCAATATCCTTGACTCACATCTTGATCAACTACTATGGTATATTTTGGTTCTAAAACATTTGAAAGACCATCCATAAATCTTTTTGAGAAGTTAGGTTCTCTTACAGAGTTTACAAATGATTTTATAACAATATGATCACCAATAAATTGAATCAAAAGTGCCATCAATGGTTGTTTTGAGTCTATTCTCACAAGAGGATTTCCACCTTTGTCTAAAATAGAAGAAGCATATAGAACACTTCCTTTCATTTTCACATGAGGAAATATCTTAGACATCTCAGCAACAACATCTTCAATAACACTATATTTATCAAACTCTAATATAAGTCTCATATATAAATCTTATTTTATTGGACAGTGGCTAGCACTATAGATATATTTGTGATTAAGTCTCAGTTTTACACCCATTGCCTCTGCTGCAGTTTCAACATCTGTAAGACATTCTCCATCTGCACCACCTACAAGAATCACATCTTTAACCTCACTCAATCCTTCATTCATATTTTGTGCCTCTGCAACTTCTGTAAAAAGTTCGTGAAGTTTCTTTGGCATATGATACCATTTGTGGTTATTTCCGACATATATAATAAGAGTTCCTTCTTCTGTAGGAAAGAAATCTCCCTTTTTCAATTCGTTTGCATCTTCTTTAGTCTTAACTTCTTCATAGGTTTCCGGTGTAAGAACTTTTTTATAGAAGTCTGCATCAACGTCATAGTTGTATCTTTTCTCAATCAAGTCAGTTTGGTTAGGAAAGTGATAAAGATCTTTATGAACAGGTATTTCAGGATCTTCATCATATAGATAGTCTTTATCGACGTTCTTTCCATCTACGTGGTTGTCCCAGATTTGATATACCTTACTGAACTCATTACAATACTTTTTCAACTCATGAAGATAAATCTCATTGAAGAATTTTTTGAATGATTTTTGAACATCAACAACAATAAGAATGTCTTTACTGCTGTGGCTTTCGAACGTTTTTAGGTATCTCATTTACTATATATTATTTTCTCATTTAGATTTATTCGTCGCCAATGAATTTTGTTTTATAACCCCAGGTATAGCCATACTCTAAAAGTATCTTTCCTTCGTGTCGAACATCTGGATAAGATGCAATGTATGGTATATCCGCTTCCTGTAGAACTCTGTTTGCGTAGTTGTAAAACTTCTCTATCTTTTCATGATTACCACCAACATCCGGAACCCAAGCTTCTATACCAACTTCATATCTTTCACTTTTCAATATAGCATCCATATTGTCATACCAAGGTCCTTTCTTCCATTCGTTATCTTCTAACATAAATATGGCACATGGTTCGACATTAGAATCTGGATAAGGATACCAAAGAACAAAAGTCAAATTACAACTTCCATATAAGTCACCATGATCCATAGATGAAGTAATGTAGTCTTTAAACTCATATGGATCTACTTTCCATACTTCCATTATCTTATTTTCTATTTCTTGGTCAGATAGACCAAAGTTTTCTTTAACAGACTTATAATTACCACCTTTTCTTTTTCTCTTACAATATTGTTTTTGTGAAAAACCTTTAGGATTATTACAGTCTATTGTTTTTTTATATTTAACAGACCATCTCTTTTTACCACCTACTCTTGGTTTATTATAAGATTCATTAAACTCTTCCCATGTAATGATTTTTTTCATATTTTATATATTAAATAAAAAAACCCATCATTTCTGATAGGTTTTTAATTTCTAGATACTAGTATTTTTGATTAAGCTGGAAGTTCTTCTTCATCTTCATCTTCTTCTTGACCCTGTCCTTGTCCTTGAGCTTGACCCTGTCCTTGTGGTTGTCCCTGTCCTTGTCCTTGACCCTGTCCTTGAGCTTGTCCTTGACCCTGTCCTTGAGCTTGTCCTTGACCAGTTTGAGCTTGTCCTTGTGCCTGTGGTTGAGCTTGTTCCTGTCCTTGTCCTTGTGGTTGAGCTTGTGGCTCTTCAAAATCACCTTCTTGTGATTGTGCTTGTGGTTGAGCTTGTTCTTGACCCTGTCCTTGTGGTTGAGCTTGTTCTTGACCTTGACCCTGTGGTTGAGCTTGTGGTTGAGCTTGTTCCTGTCCTTGAGTTTGTGCCTCACCTTCAGTTTGAACTTGAACCTGTCCTTGACCCTGTCCTTGAACTTGTCCTTGTGCACCGCCCATTAAAGCGTTTCCAGGAATCTTCTCAACGTCTGTATTGTTAAGAGTTATGTATTTTACAATCTCTTCCGCGATGTCAACATCACCGAAAAACTGACGAAGATTTTTTCCTGTAGTATCTTTAACTTTCTTAACATAAGAATTGATTAAAGATTGTGGAATATCGATCATAGTTTTAACCTTATAGATATCGTTCACTTGAAGAACAGCTTCGCTGATTATTT